TCATCTAGCGCATCATTCCAGCCGATCAACTGGTATTCGGTGGCAATGTCCTTCATGGCGCTCATTCGTCTACGCTCCGTTTCACCAGGTACCCGCGCGGTACCGTTACGTTCATCTGGTCGGTATAGATCACCGTGACATCTTCGCCGGCCTCTACCGACTCCACGGCTGCATATTCGTATTCGGCCACCATCCGCGCCGATTCGATAGCGCGTTGACGTTCGGCTTCATCGTCCCCGAATGGCTGCCAGATCCACGGAGAGACGCGCTCATCGTTCAGGATGGGCACGAGGTCGATCAGATCGACCTCGCCCACTAGATCTTCTGCGGCGATCATTTGTACTCCTCCGGCGCTTCCTCGTACAGCGAATCGACAAAGTAGTCGAGACGACCGTGCCAACCAGACCCTTGCCCCGCAGCTGCTCGCCGACCTCGCCGATGAAGCCGCCGACCATCGCGGCCCGCTTGGCCGCCTCGGCATGGGCATCGTCCCAGGCCTGGGCGAACTCCCGGGCCTTCTCGGCGGCCTGCTGGGCCGCCTCGAACTCGTCCCAGTAGGTCTGCAGCTCGTCGCCATACTCGGCGATCAAGGCATCGCTCTTGGCGTACTGCCGAGCGGTGCCGACGCTGATCGAGCCCCGACCCGAGCCGTGGCACTCGAAGCACACGCCGTTGTAGACCTGCTTCGGGCCGTGCAGGCCCGAACCGCCGCACCGGTGGCACGGGGCGGGCACCCGATCGGAGTTGTCCTTGCCCGGGTGGGGGTCGACGTAGCTGTGGAGGACCTTCCAGCCCAGGACGGTCTTCATCTTGGGGAACTTGGGGGCGGTCATCGTGGTCATTCCCGTCCTCTCCCGGGCGATCCCTTCGCCCTCACACTATTACAACGCTACATGTGCCCAACACATTCCCAACAGGGGTCAGTCGGTTTTCGTCCAGGTCGTGGTGTGCGTCGGATGCCCGGCCCCGTTCCAGTCCTTGGGCAGGAAGCCGCCCTTGCTCAGCCAGCCGTCGATAGCCAGGAAGAGCTCGGCTAGCTCGTGGATCTCGTCGCGGAACTCGCTCTGGTCTTCCTTCGAGATCTCGCGGGCCCGCTCGATTGCGGCGTCAATGTCCATGGGTCTTCTCCAGTCGCTCGGTTGCTTCGGTGAACACGCGGGCATGCACCGCCGTCAGGGCCTGCTGCATCTCTTCCACCGAGGGGGCTTGATCGTCCAGCCAGACCACGGTGACACCGATGCGGTACCCGGTGTCGGGGTTGTCGTCCTGGACCTGGAATCCGGCCATTAGCCCACGTCCCCCTTGTATTCGGCGTAGTCGGTGTAGAGCACGGTGTTCGTGATGGTCCAGCGCGGGCGGTAGGACTCTGTCACGTTGTCGTCAATCCACTCCTGAGCGGCGTCCTTGTCGAGGAAGCCGTGCGGGGAGAAGCCGTGCTCGTTGGTGGGGTAGAAGGCGCGACTGGTCATCAACTGGGTTCCTTTCCGATAGCTGCCAGTAGGTCGGTGAACATCTCGTGCTGGACACCGGAGAGCGCGTTGACCAGCTTCTCGGAAGTCTCGTCATCGCTCTCCTCGGCAGCGTGGGCAATCGCCGAGCCCGCGCGGCGCAACTGGAACAGCTGTGCCTGCTGGTTCTCCGAGCTCGACATGGCATCGAGCAGGTGCTCGACGGCGAGCTTGATGCTGTCGGCGTAGTGCGTGCTGTTCTTCATCGTGCCGCTGCTTTCTTCCGAGGTGCGACCTCGGTGATGTGTTCGTTCTCGATCTGGTCGGTGTTGCCCGTCCAGTGGATGCCGCCCATCTGGTCGACGCCGGAGAACTCCCGCCCATCGGTGAACTCGTAGATCATGTAGCCGTCGGAGAGCCGACCGCCGTACTTGCGGAAGTTCTTCTTGGCCTGGGCCAGGTCTTCGTCGTGGCCGTAGCGGTTCTGGCCGATCACGAGAAAGCTCACGGGTTTCCTTTCGACGGTGCGGGCGGTGAGTGTGTGGGCGACGGAGCCGGGCGTATCGCACCGGCAGTGGCGGTAGCCGCAGAAGTCGCCGAAGCAGTTGGCCATCTATCCCTCTCCCCGGTCCAGACCGGCGTGGATCTGCCGGTCGAGCTCGTCTTCGACGTCGATGGGGTCCTGGTGGACCAGCTTCTCCGACGGTTCGTTCAGCGCCTTGTCGATGACCTCGGCCAGATCAGCGAGGGACAGGTTGAACTTGGAGAACGTGTCCATCTCGCCGGTCTTGACGCTGTACTCCGAGCCCGAGCTGACCAGATGCTGGCCGAGTACCAGCATGATCTTGGTCTTGGGCAGGTACTCCCAGCTCACGCGCTCTTGGGACATCAGATCTCCTTCTTCCAGCTATTGCGCTGGCCCTTACCGGGCCGCTTGGCCGCTCGCTGCTTGTTGGGCAGCGTGGTCCCGTGCATGAGCCGCACGTAGTGGCCGGTCTCGATGCCGCGACGGCGGCGCTGCTTCTCGAACTCGTTGGTCGTCTTCATGAGGCCTCCTCTCGCGTCGGTCGAACACTAGTACAGCGTTGAACAGCCACTATATATTCCCAACAGGGGCCCGGAGAAGGGCTTCCTCGACTCCTCCTCCGGGCCCGGTCTGTCAGGCCAGCCAGGCCTTGACCAGCTCGGCCAGCTCCTGCCAGGTCTTGTCGACCCAGACCGGGGTCTGGACCTCGATGCCCAGCTGGATCGACTGCCGAACCTGCCAGTGGTTCTCCCAGCCCTTGAGCTCCTTGGCCACCCGCTTACCCGCCCGGATGGCCAGCTGGTTGACGTAGGTCTCGACGTCGACGCCCTTGGCCGCGAGCGCCTCGATGGTGACCTTCGCACCCCGCTGCCAGGACTCCAGGTCCGGGTGGTCCATCGAGAAGGCCATCGCCGAGTTGACTGCACTGGAGATCCCGTTCTTGGCCGCCCGCTCGGTCTTGTAGAGCACCTTGCCGGTGATCGGGTCGACCACCTCGGCAGCGTTCTTGGCCGCCAGCTTGGCCGCCTTCTCGGCGTCGCGGGCCTCCTTGATCGCGGCCACCTCGGCCTTGGTCATCGGGTTGCCCTCGGCGTCCATGCCGACCTTCTCCACGGTCTTGTCGACCGGGGCCTCGGGGAAGCAGTGGGTGCACAGCGCCGCGCCGTAGACCTCGATGGCGTCCTCGACGGTGTCACCGGAGACCGGGTAGGCCCACCGCACGTCGGTGCGGGACAGGCCCCGGTGGAAGGTGAAGCAGCCCAGCTCGTTGTGGATGTGCCCGCCGGGGACCACCGAGTAGCGCGGCCACTGCCCGTGCAGGTCCCACTCGCGGTTCTGGACCGCGACGGCCTTGTCGGCCTCGGCCAGCTTGGCCTGGGCATCGACCAGTCGACCCAGCGCCTTGGCGGCGTCGCTACCGATGTAGGTGCCATCCTCGGCGGCGAGCTTCCCGGCCTTGTCGACGGCCTCCGGGTCGGAGAGCTTCCAGCCCGAGCGGCTGTCGTAGGAGCGGCGGTAGCCGTCCTTGACCGCGTAGTGCACGCTGTTCAGCGCGCTGTCCACGCCGGACATGGCGCGCGACTGGTCGAGCATCAGGTCGTAGAGCTTCTTGTCCGAGGCCTTGGCCTCGTCGCGGGAGAAGACCGTCTCGGTGGCGGCGCTCATGGCGCTCCTTCCCGGGGCCTCCGTGGCCCCTCACACCTATACAACCACAACAGGCTCTACTGTATTCCTGTTGGGAATCTATTGGCCTTGTGTTGTGTTTACAGTAGTGTTCCACTCAGACCAAGGAGGTCACAGGACATGGACACCCGCGAGATCAACCGGCTCGAAAGGGTGGCGACAGACATTGAAGCCGCCGCCGAAGAGCTGGCCAAGACCCACAGCATGCTGTCTCAGCACCTGGTGATCGAACACTTCGGCCCCGTCAATCGCATCGACCCCGATGATCTGGAGGGCGTGCTCGCCCTGCCGATCCTGCGCGACATCGCCGCGCTGCGGGTCAACCTGGAGCGCGAGGCGATCCGGGTCCGCGACCGGCTGTTCAACGATCAGTCTGAACCGCCGTTCTGACCCTGTTGGGAATGTGTAGTCGCAGTTCAGCGTTGTAAGAGTGTGAGGGGCCCGGAGGGGCCGGGCCCCGGGAAGGACCACCATGGCCCGCAAGATGAGCCGCTCGATGGGCGAGGCGATGTCCAAGCGGATCGCCAAGCTCTACGGCGTCTCCGTCGAGGACGGGCCGAAATTCAACGACGTCTGGAACGGCCCGGACCGCCCGATGGTCGGCTGGGAGGGCGGCCCCTACGAGTGGGTCTACAGCGACGAGGTCGCTGCTCTGGCCCCCAAGGGCTGGTACGTCGAGCCCGTCAACCACTGGGCAATCGCCCTCTACCCGATCTAGGAGGATCACCATGGCAGCATCCGAACGCGGTTTGACCGTCGGTGTCTACCGAGGCCCCTACGAGTCCACCAACGGTGGGCAGTCCAGCGAGGAGCGCCACTTCACGGTCGTCGGCGTCATCCGAGAGCGCGGTGGAGACATCGAGCCGATGCCCCAGGGCAGCCAGGTCTTCGCGCCTAGCAAGAGCCACCCAGCGGCGATCCTTCGGGTGAGTGCGCTGCGCGGCGCGCCGCCGCACCTGATCCCTCTGCGCGAGTACGTGAAGTCCTTTGAGCCGAACGTCGTGGGCCCGATGGCTGGCGGCAACATCGCCGACTGCAGCGACTCGCGCTGGCGCAAGCTGGTGTCGAGCTTCCTGCCCGACGGCGTGCACATCTCGGCGGTCGACATCCACGACCGGGTCGAGACTCAGGCCCAGTACGACGCGCTGAGCATCTGATGAAGACCACTGACGACTACCGCGTGCCCCACAACACCGAGGAGGGCCGCCGGGCGCTGTCGATGAAAGCCGGGAAGGGCCGCGTGCGGTACGTGACCTGGCGGCACTTCCGCAAGCGCTACCACACCTCGAACGAGTTCGAGATCCACGTCAGCCCAGACAACGAGCTGCACCTGGAGGTGATGTCAGGCCTGCCTCGGCTCAAGGTGATGCCCGGCAGCCACATCACCGTGGTGTTCCGGTCGACCTGGGGCAACTCGCTGGAAATCATGCCCGGCGGCAGCGCGCACGTCATCGTGCCCGACCCCGACACGAAGGTCACGATCAGCGGCGACGAGTCAAAGCTGACGATGAGCGTCGCGAAGAACGCCGAGGGCAAGGACCGCACGTACTACCCCAGCAAGTACCCGCCGCTGGATCTGTAGCCCTGTTGGGAATGTATCGGGAACATAGCGGGTTGTAATAATGTGAGGGTGAGAGGATCTCCCCTCCGGAGAGGATCGACCATGTACGAGCGCTCCTACGGCTCCAAGTACTCGGCCCTCGGCGGCAAGTTCGTCCCCGCCGCCGACATCGCCAAGATGATGCGCGCCGACATCAAGGAGCTGATCGGCAAGGGCGAGCTGCCCGGCGTCGCGGCCAACTACTCGGTGCGAGTGCACAACTACTCGGGCGGACGCTCGATCCACATCGAGGCCCGCGACCTCGACGGCATGTGGGTCCAGTGCCCCGGCTACAAGAACCACCCGCGCATCGGGATGGTCTCCTGCGGTGACTCCTGGTGCAAGGCTGGTGGCGAGCACAAGGACAGCGAGCACGCCAAGTTCCACAACATCCTCTCCGAGGAAGGCGCGCGGATCGAGGCGCTGCTCCAGGAGGTCCACGGTGCCTACAACCACGACGGGTCAGACTCGATGGTCGACTACTTCGATGTGAACTACTACGGCAACGCCAGCATCGAGAGCGAGTGGGACCGCAAGTTCCGGCTCTCCGAGAAGGACCGGCTGGCCAAGCGCAAGGCCGCCAAGCTGGCGAAGGCGGTCTGACCGTGACCGTCGCCAGCCCCCAGGAAATGATCCGACTCAACGCCCCCGGCGCGGTCGGCATCACCAATGTGGTGCTGTGGGTGAAGATCCTCAAGCACCTCAACCCCTACCTGAAAGACCCCCAGCCGGTCGGCCTGCTCAAGATCGTGGAGGTCGGCACCGGCGGTCAGGTCATGCAGGCGGTGTTCAGCCAGGACGGGGTCAAGCCCTTCGTCTCGCTGGGCAAGTACGGCGCGTCGATGCGCGACGTGAGCTTCTCGGTCAACGTCAAGGAAGGAGAATGATGGCCACCAATATCGAGATCCACCTCAGCACACGAGGGTCGGCCTTCACCGACAACGAGGGTGCCGAGGTCGCCCGCATCCTGCGCGAACTCGCCGACTCGATGGAGAGCTTCGGCGGGCTCCGGCCCCACGAAACGGCCCGGCTCAAGGACATCAACGGCAACCGCGTCGGCTACGCGACGGCGACACCCGCATGAGCAACAACCGCGAGGCCGTGCGCCTGCACGCCGAGGCAGCGGGCTACAAGGCCGCCATCAGCGAGCCCGGCACGCCCGGGCGCACCGACATCGACCAGTACGGCAAGGACGGGCGCGTGGTGGCCATCAAGTGGTCGCGAGACAACCGCGTGCTCGACGTCCTGGTCGACTTCAACCGACCCATGGTGGGTCACGGCACGAACAGGTTCGACCTGCAGTATCGGGGTCTCGCCGGGGCGATGGCAGCGCTGACATGAGGAAGCCGATCGGGTACGTCACCCACACCCACTCCGGCGAGGGCGGCGCGGTGACGTACTGGGAGGTGACCGACCGGCACCGCCGCGATCTCTGGTGGTCGGTGGCCAAGCGTGTCCTGCAGGGCACCAACGTCGGCACCGTGTGGACGGTGACCAACTCCCGGGGCCGGATCCTGGAACCGCCGTCGCCGACACGAGACCGCGTCATGGCCGCCGTCCACGACTACGAGAAAAACACCGAGCGTGACCCTGTTGGGAATGTATAGTCCCTGCTCAGCGTTGGAATAGTGTGAGGGGCCGGATGGCCCCGGGAGAGGAGCTCCGGATGAGCAAGCGGGTTTACGAACGAGATCTGAAGAGCTACGAACTCAAGTCCATCCTGGCCATGGAGGACGCCGGTCAGGCCCGCAAGGTCGAGGGCCAGGACTTCTGGGTGGTCCAGCTGGACGAGGGTGGTCAGGTGATCGTGCGACCCCACCAGGTCTTCGATCCCGACTGGGGGATGAGCCTGCAGGACATGGCCGATGAGCAAGAGGCCGAGCTCTACGCCGAAAATGCCTGGCTGCGCCACGCGGAGAACGCGGGCTGGGAGGACTCCGAGATGGAGCGCCAGATCGAAGCCGAGCGGGGCGTCATCCAGTTCAGCGACGCCTACGCGATGTCACAGGGAGAGTTCTGATGCTGCCGATCCTGAACGTGGTCCGCGCCGACGCGGCCAGGGCCGCCCACATTGACGAGAAGCGACTGCTGGCTGCCGACAAGGCGCTGCACTGGGTCAAGGCCGGGCCGCACCACTACGTGGCCGAGGTGCCCGGCAAGGGCAGCTACGTCGTGCGCCGGGTCGACAGCAAGTCCCGGGTGCGCCGCCAGCGCTACCGGTGGCTGGCGCTGTGGGCCCCGATCGACTCGCCGGACGTCCAGGAGCTGGCGCTGGAGAAGCTGATGGAGTGGGGCAAGGCGGTCGCTATGGCCCACTACAAGAGGAGTAAATGATGGCCGAGCACCCCAAGACCTACCTCGGTGATGGGCTCTACGTCGAGGACCGGGGTTACGACCTCCGGCTCTACGCCGACAACGGCATCCGCGTCTACAACGAGGTGTTCCTCGATCGCGGGATGCTCGCCAAACTCAACGCATTCGCCAAGAAAAATGAAGGGGAAGCCAACCGATGAACCTGATCGACACCCGGTTCGGCGCGATGCGCCTGGATGTGATGAACGTCCTGGACAAGGCCGTCTACCCGCGCGGCTTCAACGACGTCGATGAGAGCGGGGTCTACCTATCTCGGTTCGACGTGGAGCGCACGGTAGACCGCAAGGGCTATCGCAGCGCCCGGAGCGGCTTCTACATCCCCGAAGGGGATCCGGGCTACACCGAGGATCCCCGCATCCGCGTGACCATCGAGCTGGAGATGGAGGACGGCGCGATCCCCGACCTACCGGAGCTCATCGCGCGCCTCGATTCCCAGCGCAAGATCGACCTGCGCGAGCGGCTCAAGGCCGAGGTGGCCGACGCCCAAGAGCGCAGCGCCAAGGCTCACGACGACTACGTCAAGGCGCAGGCCAAGCTCAACGCGCTCGACGGCGTGGCCCCGCAGTGAAGCTCGGCGACATGCTCTGTCCCTGGCACCCCGGCATGACCTTGTTCGAGTGCAAGGACCTGCACGCCGCCGTCACGTCCGAAGGAAATTCGGAGCCAGGCTGCAGCCAATCGCCCACGCCCGAGGACTCTTGATCGCCACCTGGACGGCCATCGTCTGCACCGGATTCGACGTCGAGACGTAGGTCTCCTTGCCCGAATACACCAGGTCAGTGACGTCGATGTAGGGATTCGTCGGCGTCGAGTCGCCCAGCAGCACGAAGTAGCGGACGTTGGCGATCTCGGTGTAGAGATCCGAGAGGTAGGCGTCATCGGCGTCGTCGCCGGTGAGCGTGAACTCCAGCCGGTAGACCTGGTCGACGCCTTCGGGTACCTCGAAGAACTGGCTCTGGTAGTGGTACCAGAAGCCGGTGGGGGCGTCGGTCAGGACCTCCTCGAAGATCACCGCGTTGTCGCTGACGCGGCGCAGTCGGACGGTGACCTCGTTGTCGTTGTCGTTTTGCAGGCGGAAGATCGCGCACACCCGGGCCAGCGACTCGGGGATGAAGTTGAGCTGCTGGCGCACCTCGATGCCAGCCTCGCCCTGCCCGGCGTCACGCATGAAGTGCAGCGTGCGCCGCCCGTCATAGATCAGCGTGCCGTCGATGTTGACGGCGACCACCGCATGGGGTTCGCCCCAGGAGACGTCCTCGTCGGCCCAGTTGGCGAAGCTGTCGGCCCAGAATCCCTTCGGGATGTTGGGCGGTCGGGTGTTGACGTAGTAGGCCAGCGCGGTGTCGGAGATGTTGGTGTTGTCCAGCGGGTCGATGTCGGCCCACATCGGGTCGCTGCGCACCAGGCCGGAGTCGCGGAAGTCGCAGTGCACCATGTTGAACTCGCTGGTCGTCTGGAAGGACTTGCTCAGCGAGGCCTCGCCCCAGTCGTCGGAAGAGACGCTGAACTCGTCCACCCAGATCTGCCCGGCGGTGTAGCCCGAGATGTGGGCCAGCAGCTTGATGCCGGTGACACCGTCGCTGGGCACCTCGTAGGTGCCGATCATCTGCTCGAAGATCCGCCCGTCGGTGCGGCCCTCCCGCCCGGTGAACTCGGCCAGACCGATCAGGTCCACCGGCGCGCTCTCGGTGGTGCCGTCGACCGGGATCACCTGCAGGCGGATCACCGGGTCGGTCCCGGCGACCAGACCGAAGTAGCGGATCCAGTTGCCGACGACGATGTCGCGGGTCAGCCCGTCGGGCACGTAGTCGGCGGGGATGGGGATGATCTCGCTGACCAACTCCACCGGATCGTCGCCGGACAGCGTGGCCGTCGCGCAGCCACCCTGGCCACCGCCCGCGAAGCGGCCCACCTGGACGTCGTGGTACCAGTCGCCCTCGCGCTGCTCCCAGCGGTTGACGTTCTCCAGGAACGAAGCGTTGGGTACGACGAACGGACTGCCGTTGGTGCTGATCGGTCCGTTGGGACCCTGCACGGTGTTGATGGCCGACCAGGAGGAATAGTCGGTGAACTCGTAGGAGGCGACGTCCAGGCCGTTGACGTAGGTCGTGGTGAAGGGCTGGATCTCGCGCAGGCCCGCGAAGTAGGCGATGGCCTTGTCCCGGGTCAGCGTGCGCTTCTCGTAGCGGTGCACGCTGGTGGTCTGGAAACGGACCCGCTTGCGGTTGTCCAGGTGGAACTTCGTGACGGTGCGCCCCGAGGTCAGCTGTTCCATCAGGCTGGCCGACAGCTTCAGTGTCTGGCCGGGGAAGATCCACCAGTCGGTGCCCATGATCGGCACTGCGCCGGGCGTCTGTCGGTGCTGGATGGCCCCGGAGTTGGTGGCCTCGATCTCGTCCCAGGGGATCGTGGTGAAGGGCTGGATGGCCTGCAGACCCTCGGCCTTGATGATGGTGTTGTACTGGTCGGCGGCCAGGATGTAGGGGTTCAGCGCGTCGCGCCGGTAGATGTAGGAGTTGCCGAGCTCGATCCCGTAGGTCCGGCTGGCGTTGGTGATGCCGGTGTTCTGGGGGATGGTCGCGCTGATGATCGCCGGGGACGTCTGGATGGACACCGGCTGCGTGGTCTGCCCGAACACGGCCTGGATGGCGTTCTTGACCGACCACGGGTTGAGCCAGTTGACGGTACGGATGCCGTTGATGCTGATCAGGTCGTTGAAGCCGAGGAATCCGCCGCCTTGGGAGTAGACCTGCGCGCCGTAGCTGGCCTGCTGCTGCACCGACACCGGGAAGACCGCGTAGCTGACCTCGATGCCGGTGTCATAGATCGGATAGGGCTCGGGGGTCAGGTTGGTGAACTCGCACTTCAAGTACTTGGCACTGATGGTCTGGGGCAGCAGCAGTGTGCCCCGGGCGGTGGTGTAGTTCTTCCAGATCGGCGTCCACTCCTTGTCGGCGAACGCCGTGTCATGGTTGCCGCCGGTGCCGTGCTGCTGGGCTGTCCAGTCCGAGGCGTACACCGCGCCGTCCAGGGACGTGGAGGGCACCACGCCGTTGGTGTCGGGCGCTACCGGGTCGGGGTTGGTGTAGACAATCGGGTTGGCCAGGAACGCCGCCGAGCCCCCGGCATAGTTCTCCAGCTTGACGATCGTGGCCGTCATGAGGCCCCGGAAGAAGTTGAAGCCCATCTGCCCATCCAGGCTGATGTTGTCGGGCAGAGCGACGTCGGCATGGTCCTCGGCCAGCACGACGCCCGTGCCGTTGGTGACCTTGATGAAGACCTCGTCCAGGTCCTCGGGATCGGGGGCGTAGCGCATGCCGACCACGATGCGCAGTGGCTCGCCGACGGCCCAGGCGGCATTGAGGGCGGCGGTGCTGACCACAGTGTCGGTGCCGTCATCCAGGTCGAGCACGACCATGCCCGCGCCACCGTCGTAGAAAATCGTCGGCGCGAACACGCCCTCGATCTCGGCAGGAGGCGTGACCTTGAGCAGCACGGGATTGTTGGGCGGCGCATCGTCGGCGTCGAAGTCCGGCGTCCACTCGATGCCGAACCACATGTCCTGGCGCAGCTGCGGGCCCAGGCCCATGGGCCAGCGATAGACGGCCTCATCCAGGCCAGAGGAGATGTCGCGTCGACCGTTGCCCAGCCGCCACTCGGTGTCGACGTCGGTACTCGGCACCGCAGTGATGGGCGAGAGGATCCGGGTGCCGACGGTGTCGTCGCTGGAGTAGTAGAGGTTGAGCTGCTGGCCGTCGTAGAGCGGGTCGATGTAGACACGGCTCAGCGAGACGGGCCCGCCGGTGAGCTTGTCGCGCACGTCGCAGTACATCGAGGCCACACCGGCGGGGTCCGGGAAAGCCTGGCTCTTCCAGAAGGTGTGGGCGTTGTTGTCGATGGCCTTGGGGGCGTCCCAGTCCCGCAGGTATTTGGAGATGACGTTGCCGACGACGTCCTGCTCGTCCTCGAAGGCCTGTGTGCCCGCTGAGCGGTCGTAGACGTTGCGCCGCAGCAACAGCTCGGACAGCCCGATTACGTAGGGCTGTGCGCCCAGCAGGTCGTCAGGACGACGCTTGGCGATCACCCGCACGGCCTTGGCCACGATGGGGTGGATCTTGGTGTGGAAGCGGTAGAACGAAACGACCTCGGAGCCCGAGAGGTCCAGCTCGACCCTGTTCTGTACGGTGTCGCGGATCTCGACCCAGTTGTTGGACCGATCCTGGTACTCGAAGGTGATGTGGCAGGGCACCCGCAGCGCGGTGACGGTGATCTCTGAGACCGACAGCGGCAGCCGGAAGCGGACGACCAGCATCTCCTCGCTGGGGTCGGTGCCTGGGCGCGGCTGGGAGAACCACTGGCGCACGCCGGTGCCCCGGGCGACCTCCGGGGTGTTGGGGTCATGGCTGCGCCCCCGCAGGACCTTACCCAGGAACGCCATCAGCGTCATCGGGAAGTTGAAGTCGTAGTACATCCCGGAGGTGATGGGGATTACGTTCATTCGGTGGTCCTCGTGAAGATCTCCACCTGATCGTTACCCAGCACGCTCGTGGTGGTGTTGCGCCGGGACGTCCAGCTGGTGGTGACGGTGGACTCCTGGGTCGGCTTGTCGTAGGCCACGGCGAGATCGGGGGTGAACACCAGCATGGTGTTGGCGGTCTTCTCGATCGGGAGCCTATACCGGATGTCGTCCTCGGCGATGCCTCCCAGCGCGAGCACCTCGGCTTTCTTCTTGGCCACGTACTCGGCCTGGGAGTGGTAGAGGAACACGTACTCGGTGCCGTCGCGGTTGATCGCGGGCGCGACGTCGGGGTGCAGGCCGAACTTGCCGCCGGGGTAGTTGTCCGGCGCGTCGGCGGTCTCGTAGTTGGTCCACTCGGCGAACTGTCCCGAGGCCTGGTAAATCGAGAAGTTCGTCTCGGGCCGGACGGTGCCGTCGGGCTGGCGCACCTCGTAGGTCACCGAGTCGATGGGGCTGCGCGCGCCGCCGGAGACCAGGTAGTAGTAGCCGTACTCCGAGCTCATGTTGTAGGCCGCGTACGGGGCGATCTCCTTGTTGTCGGAGAACAGCCACTGCTCGGACGGGTCGAGGTCGATGGCCAGCAGCTCGGGTGCGGGCAACGTGGCGATGACCGGGCTGGGCGTGACGAGCTTCTCGACCTCGTAGTAGGTGGTATCGGCGGCGGTGGCGTTGACAGGCACCGGAGTGGTGACACCCAGGCCCTGGGTGGTGATGGTGACGATGGTGTCCACCGGCATCATCCGCTTGAGCATGTCGCGGGCCTGACGGAACTCCTGGGGGCTGATGGTCTCCTTGTGCGGGCGGATCACCAGCTCGTTACGCGCGTTGGCGCGCCCAAAGGAGAACGATCCGCCCAGCCCGGCGGCGTCGACATAGCGCCACACCTCGTAGAGATCGGCGTCGCAGCCCAGCGCGGCGAAGACGCACTTGCGCACGCCCAACGGTGTCGCGCCGGTGGAGATGGCATCGAAGTAGGCCTTGATGCGGGCCCGGAACCACTGGTCCTTGACGCGGACTTCGTTCCACTGGTCGGCGGTGAGCATCTGTTTGCCGGGGTCGTAGCTGTAGCTCTCCGAGGTCGACCGGCTCAGGATGTTCATGTGGCCGAAGATGTAGTCGAGCTCGCGGTAGGAGATCGTCGCCAGCGCTGCGCCCGCGCGGCTCATGAAGATCTCCTGGATGAGCCGCCCAGCGCCGGAGGCACCGCACAGCGCGTCCATCAGCTTGTACAGCACGGTGGTCGGTCCGCCGTCGTAGACGTAATCGTCAAAATGAGACATCCGCAGCGTGGTACTGCGGGGCGGAAAGTACGGGAAGGGCTCGGTCATCAGAGGATCGGCTTCCGGCGAATGATGGGGGTCAGGCACTGCGCCAGCTGATTGTCGTTGAGCTTGAAGTCGTCGTCGGTCACCGTGTAGTGCGTGATGTCGGTGGACTCATCGAAGAGCTGCAGGCCGTGGTTGTCGCCGGTGACCCCAGAGTCGCCGGTCCGGATCAGTTTGACGTTGACCACGCCGATGACCTGCATGACGGCCAGCAGCATGCCCGAGACGGTGATGGTCGCGCCGTAGCCGAGGTAGTTGAAGTAGGTCTGCAGGCGGCCCACGATCGTGGTGTTGGTGGCCGCGATCGAGTAGTTGCGGTCATACTCCACGAACAGGTGGGGCTTGATGTAGGTGAAGTCGGCCTGGTGCACCAGCACGTCGGTGCAGATCTGCTTGGCCTCCTTCATGATGGCCTGCAGGATGCGCGGGGTGCGGTTATAGACGTAGACCAGGGTGAGCTCGGTGCCCAGGCCAGGGCCCGAGGACGTCCACTCGATCCCGGCCACCTCGTACGGGCTGCCCTTGAGCAGCGCCTGGTCGTTGTCGTAGAGGTTGGACGCCATGATGACGTGGTAGTCGACTCCGCGTTCCCAGACGTTGGACCCCTGGGTGATGACGTCGGGCACCTTGAGCAGCGGCGTCAGCGACAGCCGGGTGAAGTAGTTGTTGGCCTGAGGGTCGCCGGTGGATCCGACGCGGCGGAACAGGCTGGTCCAGAACGGACTGGCCGAGGAGCTCAGCAGCTTGGTGTTGGTGATGACGGTGCGCTCGGTGACCTGGTAGGGGTCCTGGCCGTCCACGAAGATGTCGACCTTGTTGGTGATGCCCGAGGCCGGACGGCAGCGCGAGCAGTTCGGGGTGTACTCGTATTCGACGTCGAGGATGTCGCCCTCCACGATGTCGCCGGACTCCACCCGGTCCAGCACGGGGGTGACGGCACCGGCGGTGAAGGTGTAGTCGCCGCCCTCGAAGTAGAAGACCTCGTCGGGTTGACCCAGGCTCTTGAAGACCGACTGCGAGCCGGGCCAGGTGTACTTGACGTCGGCGGACACCGGCAGCGTCAGCGCGTCGGCGGGGGCCTCGATCTGGATGCGCTCCAGCACGGTGGGGCCGATGACCTTGACCCGGGCCACGGTGTTGTTCTGCTGGCACAGCGCCTCGTAGAAGTCGCTGGTGCCCGCCGCGTTGCGCATCAGGGTGTCCTTGAAGCGCGCGCGCAGCGCGGCGTCGGACTCGTCGTCGGTGCCGCCGGTCATGGCCGCCAGGTTGGTCACCGAGGAGGATCCCAGGATGGTGCCGACGTAGGCCACCGAGTCTGGCGCGACGTTGCCGAGCACGCCCGCCACCGTGCACTCGACGGGGATATCGACGGTGTAGGAGCCCTTGACGAGCACGCCCGCCTGCTTGGCCGCGTAGTAGAGCGGGCTGCCGTCGGAGGTCACCGAGGCCTTGGTGTAGAACGTGGTGCCCAGCGGGATCTGATGGTCGAGCTCGCTGGCAGTGCCCAGTTTCACGGTGACCACGCCCTGGGCCTGCTTGCCCGCCGTGCGCCCGAAGCCGAAGATGCCGACGAACTGCTCCAGCTCCAGGCCGACTTTGGTGTCGATGTCCAGCAACGAGCCCAGCAGGTAGTTGTCGACGTAGGCCTCGGCGATGGCCTCGGCGACAGCGTCCACGATCTTGCGCTCGACGGTGCCCACCTGCAGCGAGAGGCCGGGGCAGGTGACGTTGAGCGTCGTGATGATCTCGTTGGCGATGTTCTCTGGCGACTTTGCTATCTTACTCACCCACTCCGTAAGTGCGAGACGATAGCTCGCGCATGAAGACAACTATCAGGCACTTCCCTGTTTCTCTTCGGAAAGCATCAACCTTCTCCTGCCAGTTGCCACTTTGCTGAGGCCAGCCCTTAACCTCTATCCAGATGTCGAACTCGGGCAAGTAAAAATCGGGTCGATAGGTGCACCACGACAACGAAAACCGTCGTGGTTCGTACTGCCAGGTAATTCCACCACGGTCTAGGTCTCTGGCGAACACGCCTTCAGAATTGAGACACCTCATCCGCACGCCAGCGTGCACCCCCGCCCTCCCCCAGGTGCGCTGATTGGCGTCATAGACGCCTTCCTTCCACATCTGACGTGTTAGCTGTGCTCGCCGCTCCCTCTGCTCAGCCGAATGCTTGATGCCTCGGGCGCGTTGATTGCCCAACTGAGCAAGTCGATTCTTCTCTCGCTGTTCGGGTGTTTGAGGAATGCTCTGTGGGACACCTTTTTTCGCTCGCGAGATCGCCGCCGAGTGCTCCGGTGTGTTCTTTCGCCCCAACCGAGCAGCAGACATCTTGGCCCGAGTTTCATCCGAGGCGCACTTGCCCCGCTGCCTGTCGGCCATCTGCTGTCGATGCGCATCGCTCTTGGGCACCCCACGGAGGGCCGCGCGATGTGCGTCGGTTCGCTCATAAACACCTCGGGGCATGATCAGCTCACTGACGTAGTGGTGTTGGTGGTGACCGCCGCGCGCTCGCCGTTGGCGACAGTCACCGAGGTGCTCACGGTGTCATAGTGCACGCGCGAGCTGACGGAAACGACTTCCATGAGCAGCTCGGAGAGCGAGAACTCCTGGGGGTTGTTGCGGAAGGCCTGCTGCTGGACGGCCATGTAGTTGCGCAGCACGCGCAGCACCTCCTCGCTGACCTCGGTGCTGGTGTCGTCGTCCACGATGCCGCCGATGTAGTTCTCCAGGTCCGACCCAAACCGAGGGTGGAAGCGGTCGATGCCGAACCGTTCACGCAGCCAGAGATCGATGTCCTGCTTGAGCTTGTCGATCCCCCAGATGATCTGTAGTTGCCCGCCCTCCATGGCGAGGTCCCTATCGACTATGGCCAAGCTGAAGCTCATCGGATCGCTCCTCTCATCTCTTGTGTCACGGCTAGACCCACTCGACCAGGGAGTAGGCGTCCCCACCGAGGCCGCCGACGGATCCCGGATTGATCGTGCGTGCCGCACCACCACCGCCACCAGCGCCGTATCTGCCACCAGGGCCGCCGGGGCGGATGGCTGTGCCCAGCGTGCCGGAAGCCGAAGTGCTACCACCACCACCTGCACCACCACCACCGGCCTCGCCTGGTCCTGCATTTTGCCCGGGGTTGGCGGTGGACTGATTCGCCCCCAAGCCGCCCAGAGCGACCACGCTGTTGCCGCCGTCACCGCCGAGAAGACGCAATCGACCATCGTCTTGATCGGTGTAACAACCCCCACCGCCGCCAGGACCAGCCCCATTGAGGTTGTCGATGGCGTCAAGGGCGGCCCCTTGCGCTCCGGCGGTGCCATTGAACAGATAGTCGGGAATCGAGATTCCACTGGCCGAAGCGATTCCCCCGGGGCCACCGGAGCCCAGCTGATTGTTGAATGCTGGCGACTGACCTGCCGCGCCGCCCCCTGCGGTGAGCACGATGCTGCCGGAGGCGAAGACGGTATTGCCCGCCGACCCAGACCCGGTCCCCCGGGTCACCGACCAGGTGGGGCCCAGAAACGCCATGGGGATGAACACTCGCCCCACCTTGGCACCACCACCACCGCCGCCGCCGCCACCCGCCCTATCGCTGGACCCATGGCCCCGGCCCCCTGCGCCGCCGCGCCCGAGCAGGGTGACCCAGACGCCGGTGCCGCCGGGAGTCTCGTTGCCGATGACGTCGATGTTCTCGTAGGACAGGCCATCGCCGGTGGAACCGGTCGGTGTGGGGAGCAGGAGAGGCATCAGGCCAGCCCCTTGATGTCGGCGACCAGGCCGAGTCCCGGGGTGCCGCCGACCGCCGAGACGTACACGGTCAGGATGTCGCCCTCATCGAAGACCCATGACCCGGCGGCTGCCGCGCCGATGACCTGGGAGGTGTAGGAGATGGTGACCCCGGTGCCGACCACGGGGGTCCCGTTCTTGCGCAGCTCCACGGTCATCGATCCCGAGGCGTCAGCGGTGCCGCAGCGATAGATGACCTGGGAGAAGGTCACGGGCCGGGCGAGCTTGACGCCGATGAAGTTCTGGCCGTACCCCACCGCGCGGTAGCCGGTGGTCTGGGGAAAGCTGATGTCGTAGGGCAGAGAGGCCGCTCCGATGGTGGCCAGCTGGGCGCGGATGCTGGGAGCGAGCTTGGCCAGGGTGACGTTGTCGTCCAGGATCTTGGCCGTCGTCACCGAGTTGTTGTTCGGGTTGCGGGTGTCGCTCAGGCGCGGGTCGTTGCCCTGGGTGATGGTGTCCGACGTCGACCCGAACAGCGCGGTGATGCGCGCGGTGACGCGCGCGTCGGTGTAGTAGCGGTTGGTGGTGCCTTCGGGCAGCTCATCGGTGGAAGACAGCGAGCCGGGCCCGCCGGTCGGCACCACCGGCAGCCAGTTTTCGCCGCCGTCCGCCGAGCGCTCCAGGCCGGACCCCTCGTCGCGGTACTGGGCGGGTCCGACGCCGAGAGTGCCGTGCACGTTGATCTCGGAGCCGAAGAGCTCCAGTGGTCCCGAGGAGCCGATCTGTACCTGGCCGGGCGCGGGCTTGGTGACGCCGGAGAGGTCCACGGTGTGCATGGGCACCTTGGACACCATGCGCCAGCGCTGGCCGGACTGCTCGACGTTCCAGATCTCGCCGACCGCCGGAGTGACCTGCACGGCCCCGACGTGGGTGCGGCAGTCGATGGCGCTGCACTCGCTGCCGTCGGTGGTGAAGGTGCCCGAGGCAACGCGCTCGGCGGCGTTGACGGAGGTGACGGCCACCGTGCCGGTCGTGGCGGTGGCGGTGCTGGCCGCTGAGCCCCTCAGATACCCGGCCATCAGCCCATGCCGATCATGGACAGCAGCTCGGAGGCCTTCTCCAGGAGCACGGCGGGCGAGAGCGACTGCAGTTGGTTGAGCTGGGACTGGACGCCTCGGGGGACGCTGGGCGCGGTGATGGTGGCGTAGGTCTTGAAGCCGTTCTGGTAGTCGAAGGAGTGCTCGACCTGGGTGACATAGACCTGCAGGTTGTGGCCGACGAACTCGATGCGCATGCCGGGGAAGAGCTCGGGCAGGAAGCAGAACTGTGCGTTGGAGGAGAACTGGTTGGCCCAGCCCTGCATGAAGTGGTGAATGGCCAGCAGTTGCCGGAGCTCGGGGCTGGCCACCATGGTGTATTCCTGCAGGAACGGGCGTGCGCCGAAGCGGGTCAGGATGTCTCGCCCGGTCATGGCCTCCTCGCCGAGCTGGGGCGAGATTCGCGCCATCTGCTGGAAGAGGTTCTCGTTCTCCACGGTGGCCACGCCGGACTGCAGCCACCCCAGCGGAGAGATGGGCTCTCCACCGCCGGAGGTCTGGGCGGCGACGTAGGCGTGGGTGATCAGCGAGTAGTCGTTGAGGTTGATGGTGACATCTTTGAGCTCGATGTCCTCCAGGCGCATGACGGCCTGCTTGCCTTCCAGCCCGAAGTAGTCGGGGTACCAGGCCACGAAGTCGCCCTTGGGCGAGGAGCACCAGGACCTCATGGTGGCCTTGCACAGCATCTGTACGACGTTGATCAGGGGCTCGCAGTTGATCAGCGAGCGCTCGCCGTCGAAGAGCGCGGCGATCTTGGGCGCGTAGGCCGGGTAGTTGAACTGGTAGGTGAACAGGTTGCGCGCGATGGGTTCGGTGGACCCGCCGCCCGCCGAGGAGCCGGTGCCGCTGGTGGCGGTGCCGAAGGAGCCCGGCGCGTAGCCGGGGCCCATGAGAGCGGGCTCGTTGAACTTGACGCTGGGGTCCCAGCCGCCGAAGTCGGCCACGTGGAACATGGCCAGCATGCTGCTCATGTTGTAGTGGTTCACCTTGACGCGGGGGCCGTCCGGCGAGGGCCCGTTGCCGGTCCAGCCTGAGCCGGAAGACTCCAGGATCATGTTCGGGCCGCCGGGCACGCCCGCGTTGCCCAGCCACATGAAGGTGTGGCCTTCGTGCGGGAAGATCAGGTCGCCGGGTTGCAGGCGGTCCGGCGTGGTCTCCCTGCCGCGCAGCTGAGCCAGCTGGGAGTAGGTGTTGCCGCCAATGTCGATGCCGATCGACTTGTAGGCCAGGCTGGTCAGCCCGGAGCAGTTGTGGACGAGGATGCCGTTGGCGAAGAACTCAGGGTCCCCCTCCACGGTGATGTCGTACACGTTCGTAGTGCCGACGATTGTTGTTGTCTTGCTTGTGTTTTCGACAACAGAACCGACGCTCGCTCTTGCTGGCCCGGTATGCCTGGAAGACGCCCCCGCATTCGGCGCACACGTACTCATGAAGACGTCGATGAGCCTGGCTTTCTCGCCGGTGCTCGGAGAGCTCGACCAGTGCCAGGTTAGACGGGTCGTTGTTGAGGGTGTCGTGGTCGACATGGTGCACTTCATGCCCCGGCGGGATATCTCGCCCATGGTGATGTCGCCAGACGGCGACGTGCAGGGATCCGTGGCGAGGGTTCTGGAAATATGCCCGGTGCGATGGCCGGTCGGATTCGGGGTAGCGGTAGTACGTGACCCCCTCGAAGACGATCGTCTCGCTGCCCCCGGTGCGATGGGACGCATTGGTGCATTCCCGTGAGCAATATTTGCTCTTAGGGCCGCCTCGATATTCTGAGCTGCATCGAATACAAATTCTGATCGTTGCGTAGGGCACAAGACCAGTGTATCTACGCTAGTTACTTTCCCGAGGGGAACCCAGCCCCGATTCTCTGTCCACACCCGATGATCGGGCGTTCCCCGAAGGACATGTCCGTCTCGCCGGAGCTCGGCCACGGGGGCGTCATCGCGCACTTTCCACGCTCGCAGAACGCGGCGATAGCCTCGCCGTGTCAAAACCATGTCCTCAGTGGTAAGCGACTCGATGGGGATGTCACCGCGCGCTGTCGCAATCAACGTCCCTTCGGCAATGCAGTCCACTCCTCGACCACGCACGGGCGGGCGGATCTGGTCGTAGGGCGATCCGATGTAGGACATCCCGGCCACGATGGCGCTCATGGCGTCGGGGTTGGGCTTGGCGGCCCCGGCCAGCGCGGAGAGGCTGTTGGGGTTGGTTCCGCCGGGCGTGGTGCCGACAGAGGGCAGTAGGCCCGCAGCGGCTTGGCCGGTGCTGATCAGACCCGCCGGGGACAGCGGGTTGTTGGCGGTCGCAGTGGAGCCGAGCGCGGCACCGATGTCGGTGGCGGGCCCGCGCGCGGCCTGGATGGCGGCGGTAGCGGGCTGGATGTAGGGCGCGTACTTGCCGGGGATCGCGCTGCCCTGGACGGCCTGGATGGCCGCTGCGGGGTCCATGTTGCGCCAGTCGATCCGGCCCAGCGCCATGTAGAACGCGCGGGTGGAGGCCTCGGGGTTCATGCGCTGTGCGACGTCGCCCCACTGCCCGCCGGTGGTCTGGTTGTACAGGCCCACGCCAGTGCCGGAGGTGGCGATGCCGTCGTGCAGGATCTGCTCGGATCCCTCGACTGCTGAGTTGGCCATCACGCGGGGCACGGGAGGGTTCTCTCCCATGGCGCAGGCCAGCGCGAGGATCGCGGCGTCGCTGTTGCGGTAGGTGCCTTGCCAGCTCTGGGCGGCGGTCTCGATGCCCTTGAAGGCGGTCGATGCCGAGGCGGCACCGGGGGTATTGGACTGGCCTGCCGCTGCTGCCTGCTGCATCTGCTGGGCGTGCTGCATGTCGTTGGTGTTCGGGCCCCAGCCCAGCTGGTCGCAGATGTTGATCATGGTCGCGATGTAGTTGGGCGCGCCGATCACCTGCGGGCCCAGCGTGAGCGCGGGGTTGGCCGACGCCGACGCGCCGCCGCCCATCGAGTGGTCGTCGCCCAGGAGCTGCTGCAGGAACGCCTGCACCTTGCCCTCGTCATGGGCCATGTTCTGGGCCTGCCAGTTGCGCACCAGATTCATGAACTTCATGGGGAAGTTCTCGATGATGATCTTGTCCTGATCCCAGCCACCGACGTTGACCAGGACGTCACGCAGGATGGAACCGATCGGCTTGACGCCGGGCACAGTGGTGCCGTCGCCCTGGACCTGGGTGCTCGGGTTTCCCGAGCCGGTGCCGAACAGCGCCATGGATTCGGCGAGGGAGGGGTCCCACCAGGTGTACTTGAGGCGCTTCATGGTGCAGGTGGCGCGGAAGGTCACCGTGCCGGGGTAGAGCTGCAGGTAGGGACAGTCGTCCAGGTAGCCGGAGAAGACCTGGATGGTCTTGATCCGCTTGAGGAACAGGATGACCCGGTCCATGCGGTCGAAGAGGCCGTTGTAGCGCAGGTCGCGGTTGTTCAGCGTGAACTGCAGGCTGGCGGCGGCGTCGATCGGGCGCACCACGCCGCCGTTGACCAGGTCGCTGGAGACGTCGTACTGGCGGTTGCCCCGCGCGATGATGATGCGCGCTGCCGGGTTGTAGACCAGCGTCTTCATCGGTGGCGGGCTCTGGCTGTCGATCTTGGGCCGCCCGCCGACGCCGAGGCTGCCTGACACCGCGCCCTGCATGCCGATGGCGGATCCGATTCCTGGCATCAGCGACCTCCCCCGAGCCAGCCCACGATGGAGCCCAACGATCCCGCAGCGGCCTCGCCGGAGGGCCGGGGCGCATTGGCGTTGATCCGGCCCTGATCTGACGCATTGACCTGGGAGTAACTCACGTCCCCCGCGCGCTGGGACAGCGAGCCCGGGGGCACGGTTAGCAGCGCGTCGGCGTTGGGCGCGCCGTCACGGATCGTGTTGAACAGGCCCCCGTAGATGGCGTCGAAGTCGGTGGCGTAGGAGAAGGCCCGCGTGGTGCCCAGCGAGACGAAGCCCTTGGTGAGCTCGACCTCGATGGTGGTGTGTGGGGCCCACTGGAAGCGCTCGGCCCCGCCCTCGGCCTCCTTGATGATGCCCTGCCAGTTGACGATGTTGCGCTGGGGCCAGTACAGCGTGACCAGCGCGACGTCGTTGGGGTCCTTGCCTTTGAGCAGTTTGAGCTGGATGGAGCGCACGAAGGTCTGCCACTCCTCGAACTCTTTCTGGGAGCGAAACTGCACGTCGAAGCGGATCGAGGGCTGCTGCAGGCGCACCGGGTGGTGCTGCTCGCTGCTGGCGGTCTGGCTCGACGCGGTGGCCGAGAAGACCGGACTCATGAAGGACACGACGTTGAGTCGGACCTCCTGAAAACCCTTGGTGCGGATCCGCAGCTGGCTCATGTGCCGTCCGCCCGGGGCGCTGGCATCTCGAACTGCTCCATGTCGTCTTGGACGTCGAAGACCCAGCCCATGGTGGGGTTGAAGCCGATGCCGCCGAAGTCGACGGTGGGTTCGACGCCGTGGATCTTGACGGGCCGGGAGATGGGCGTGTTGCTCGCGTAGTCGGCCATCAGTTCACCCTCGGAATTGACGTGACAGGGCTGGTCGGGTTGCTGGCATTGCCAGTGAAGCTGCCCATGATGTTGTTCAGCGGGTTGCCGCCGGAGAACATGTTCGTGATGTTGAACAGGTCACGGCGCACTTCGCTGAAGAGGTTGCTGACGACGTCGGTGACGGACTCCTGGGAGTTGTATTTGCCGCGCTTGTAGCCGATGCCGTCTTGCAGTCGGGCGATCTCGGCACCGATGGACTGCGAGCTCAGAACACCAGAGGAGTCCTCCACGACGTTGAAGGCCATGTCCAGCTTGGCGTTTGGACGTCCCACGGAGTCGGTGAAGGGGATCGAGGAGGCGAACACCTTGAGCTTCCAGTTCTTCGTGGTGTACTCGAAGGTCGCGGGCTTGCCGTTGCGCTGGTCGTCCATCAGTTTGCGGATGAAATTGGCGACCTTGACGACATAGGGCCATCCGCCCCAGCCCGCCTCGACCTGGACCTGCAGCTGCGTGATGCGAGTGGACAGGATCTGGATGACGCGCCCGCCGTAGGTGTCCTCGACGTTGGTGTTGAGCACGTACTTCCACTTGATCGAGTTGGGGTTGGTGCGGAAGCGGAAGACCTCGCCGGAGTGCGTGGTGATACTGCAGATACCCCGCGACTGGTTGGCGGCGACCGAGGAGCTGGGCTGTCCGGAGCGGATGCTGCCGACGCGGACCAGCGAGGTGGATACCGGCGCGCTCATCGGTTGCCCACCGGCGCGTTGTTGTCGGTGGCCCCGCCGTACCCGGCGTTGGACTGCATCTGGTTGGTGGTCAGTGGCACGGCCTGGGGGCCGGAGATCGGGCCCTCGTAGCGGACGACGATCGGACTGGCGCTCACCTGGACGTTCTGCTGGCCGACGACCCCGGCGGCGGCGTTGCCGGTGCCGAACTTGCTCAGCGAGGTGGGGCTCTGTCCCGGGGGTGCGATGAGCAGCTCTCCGGCGATGAGCTTGTCGCGCTGCTCGCGGTTGGCCTGATCGAGCTTCTGGGGGTTCTTGCCCTGGGCGTCGTAGACCTTCAGGTTGTCCGCGCCGTACTGCGCCACCGCGCCCTTGAGCGTCTCGGTGGTGTACATGCCCGCGTCGGCCTCATGCTGGCGGTCGATCTCGCCCTTGCGCTTCATGACGGCGTCGGCGGTGTCGTCCAGGTTGGTCCAGTTGAAGGTGAGAAGGTCCTTGCCCATCTCCAACAGGCCACCGCCGAGGTTGCCGACGTGGGTACCTAGCGTGGAGAGTCCCGACATGGAGGCGTCCATGAAGCCGGTGTCGATGGGCTTGACCCCCGCCTGGGTGGCCTCGACTCCCTTGTTGAGCAGGTCGGCTGCGCCGTTGGGGGAGATGAGCTTCTCGTAGAGTCCGCGTGCCTCATTGACGCCGATGGCGAAGCCCTGCTGGTTGCAGATCTGGACGAACATCTCGACGGCCATGTCAGGGTCGGGATTGGAGCGCTGCGCCATCTTGGCGAAGCCCTCCAGCGTCTTCATGGTCTGGGCGTTGAGCTGGCCGCTCTTGGCCAACTTCTGCATGGCCACCCGGGGCGTGACGCCCTGCATGCCTGCCACGCCCGCCTGCGCGGCGGTCTGGGCGACCTGGGAGGCGAAGTTGGGGTTGGCCAGTGCACCAGAGAGCTGTGGTGCCACAGGGGCCAGCAGGGGCGAGTCGGAGAAGGACCCGATGAACTGGGTGGCGATGTCGCCCTGTTGGCCGCTGACACCCAGGTTGGTCATCTGGGAGGTGATGGTGCCAAAGGCCGCTGTGATCTCGCCCTGGCTCTGCGCCGATCCGGAGGCCATGGCCTTGATGTTGGCCAGGCTGGCACCGAGCTGGTCGATGGACATGCCGCCGGACTCGACGTTCTCCTGCAGTAGCTTGACGGAGTCACCGACGGCCATGTTCATGTCTTTGAGGTTCTTGGCGATGAAGCCGGTCACCGAGTCGAACTGGTCGCCACCCATGCCGCCGTTGAGCGCGCCCTGGATGACCTCGCGGGCCTGCGCGGTGGTGATGAAGGGGTCCAGTGCCAACATCTTGGCCTGGGCGTCGTAGCGCATGCCCTCGCTGACACCGCCGCCGGTGGTGGAGCCGAGGTTGCGGTAGTCCTGGATCCGCTCGCCACCCATCTGCAGCAGCTGGTTGGCCGTGAGCGCGAGACCGACGCCCGCGCCGACAGGCCCCAGAGCCGCCCCGAGCTTGCCGAGCATGCCGCCCGCGCCCTCCATACGGCCCAGCATGTCGCGACCCGCGCCCACCATGTCGCCCATGGAAGACCCCGGGCCCATCTCGCCGAGCACCTGTCCGAAGAGGTCCCGGCCCTTCATGGCCTGCTCTTCCATGGCGCGCGGGGACAGGCCCTGATCCTCGTCGGGAGAGTCGCTCTTCTTCTTGCCGGGCACCCGGGGCCGGGCCGCGCCGCCGCCATCGTTGGCGTCCTCGCCGCCGACGGCGTTGGTCAGCGCGTCGGCCAACTTCTTGATCTGCTCATCGCTCATGCCGCCGACGGCCTCGCGGTCGACCATTCCGCGCTGCGCGCCCATCGAGACCACCCGGGCGGGATCCTGTCCGAGCTGGGCGAGATCGCCGCGTCCCAGCGTGGCGTTGCCGAACGGGTTGGCGCTGTCCTGGCCGACGGCCCCGGGGATGCTGCCGAAATCGCCGAGCTTGCCCTTGAGGTCGATGGCGCGCTCGACCTGATCGCACCATTCACCGAGCTTCTGGGTGGCGATCTCGGCGATGACCGGGATCTTCTCCAGGTAGTCCTTGTGGTCGCCCTGGGACCGGGCGGCGGCCTCCATGGAGATCCGGTAGGCCTCGGTCTGCTTGGCCAGCGCGGTCAGTGTCGTGAGCGCCTGCTCGGGCACCTCGACGTTGAGCTTGGCCGAGACGCCCTCGGTGGTCTCCTTGAATCCGCTATCGCCCGGAGGCATCAGACCTCCAGCCCGTAGTACTCGACGTCAGCGCCGGAAAGCTCACGCGGGCGCTCCAGTTCATTGCCGTAGCGCGCCAGGAACTCATCCACCTCGCGGGGATCGGCCACACCCGCGTACGCCTCGCCGCCGACCATCTCCTCATCCTTGGCCATCCCGTGCAGCTCCATCCAGCGCTGCGGGAAGAGCTCGAAGGTCTGCAGCTCCTGGATCTGGCGCACGTCCTCGTTGTTCTGTCGCCGGTCCATGTAGATGTAGTAGATCAGG